GCCACCTACACGGCGCAACTCACGTCGCTGCTGAACGACGCCCAGGCCCGCATCCTGGGCGACCGCCCCTGGCCGTTCATGCAGTTCGAGGACGACTTCAGCGTCCTGACCGACCGGACCTACTCCATCAGCGTCGTCAACGGGTCCGGCACCGTGACCGGCACCTTCCCGGTGTCCCCGTCGCTCGTGCTTCCGGGGTCCACGCTGGAGGGGGCCACCGTCCTGTTCACGGACTCTGCCGGCGTGGGACACACCCACGAGTGCGTGTTCGTCCAGAACGCCAACACCCTGTTCTTCGCCCGGGACTACACGGGCGTCACCGGGACCTACACGGCGTCGTTCCGGTGGCGGCACGTCTACCTGCCCCCGGACACGGCCACCGTCACCAGTGTCACGAACCCGTACGGCCCCGCCGGGGCATCGTCCGGCACGAGCCCCACGCCGTCCATCCCGATGCCGACCCCGGCCCTGTCCCGGTGGGAGCGGGACCAGGCGGCCCTGGACCCGAACCTGCTGGGCGTCCCCGAGTTCTACATGCGGGCCGAGTCCCGCCACGTCCCCGCACCCCGGTCGTGCCTGGGCGTGGCGGTCGCCGGGGGTGGTCTGGGCCGTGGGGTCCGCACCCTGACCGTCTACATGGTCAACGTCCGGGACCCGTCCGCCCCCGTGGCCCAGTACTACGGACCCGGGGTCAGCGCCGGCTACGAGTCGGGCCTGTCCCGCCCCCTGACGATCACCCTCGGGGACACCGAGGAACTCGCCCTCACCCCGGAGACGATCCCCAACATCTCGGGCCTGTACCGCCGGTACTACTTCACCTGCGAGGCCCTGGGCATCAAGGCCCCCGTCCGACTGCGGGACGCGGCCAACCTGACCTTCAACCGGGACACGGTCCCCCCGCCCGGCGGCGTCACGTTCTCGCCAGACACCCGCGTCTCGTACCTCTCCACGCAGACGTTCCAGACCCGGGCGCTGCGGTACGTCCCGTCGGCCGGTGTGTACCTGTCGGTCCTGCTGTACCCCCACCCCACGGCGGACCAACCGATGCGCATCCGCCGGCTGGTGTCGCCCCCGAAGATGGTCGAGGACCAGGACACGCCCCGCATCCCCGAGGCGTTCAGCCAGATCATCGCCTACACGGCGCTGGAACAACTCTGCACCAAGGCCGACAACCTGGCCCTGGCCCAGGTGTACGCGCGCAAGGCGCAGACCCTCTACACCATGATGGAGCAGCAGTACATGGGCCTGCCACCGCGTCGCATCGTCAAGGGTGACGGGGCCGGGGTCTACCCGAACCTGTTCGGGCCCCTCCGGTTCACCCCGTGAACGGCGAGACCCTTCCGATCGCACTCGCGGGTGGCATCGAGACGCGGCTGCCCCAGCAGCCCGAGTCGGCGTCCATCGCGGAGAACCTCGCCGTCGACCCGATCAGCGGCGGGTGGTCGACCCGCGTGGGGTGGGAGCCGTTCCGCCCGAACCCCACGGCCGGGTTCGCCCCGTTCAACAACTGCGGACCGATCTACTCGCTGCACGTCGCCCAGGAACTCGGCGGCGGCGCACGCCAGCACATCCTGTTCGAGGAGTCCGGCAACCTGCACCTGCTGTACGACGCGGCCGGCGTCCCCGTGCTGCGCACGCTGAAGGCGGGTCGACACGTCCCCACGGCGGCCGAGGCGGGGTCCTGGTACACGGACATCGGCGGCGGCATCGTCGTGACGAACGGCGTGGACCGCCCCGTGCTGGTCCGGCCGTGGCCCCTGGGGACGGCCGGTGAGGCGTCGTCCACCGTCACCCAGTGCATCCGGGACCTGGGGTTCGTCGCCCCGCCACCGCCCCCGGAACCGACCCGCGTGACGCCGATCGGGTCCACCATCGCATCGTCCACGGTGACGGGCGGCGGGGCCACGACCCTGTGGTGCCCCGCCGACACCACGGCCATCGGGGGGTCCGGTGGACGGTGGGGCGTCGGGTTCGCCAAGAACTCCGGGTCCGACCCCGGCAACGAGGCCCAGTTCGGGTACGCCGTGTCCTTCATCTCGGACACCGGGTCCGAGTCCCCGCTGTCCACCATCTCCACGGTCCAGTGGGAACTGCCCGCCGGGGCCACGGGACTGCGGTACGCCGTCGCCGTGCGCATCCCGCGTGGCCCCCGTGGGACCGTGGCCCGGCGCATCTGGCGGACGAACAACTTCTCCCCGGACTTCGACTTCGTCGGCGACCAGACCCTGTACCTGGCAGCCACCGTCCGGAACAACGTCGAGGACATGCACGTCGACGTGGTGCGGTCGTACGACGTCGGGCAGGAGGCCCCCGAACTCCCGACCGCGCCGCTGCCCGCACCCCGGGCACGGTTCAGCGCCGTGTTCGCCGGGTGCCTGTGGCTGGACGGCGGCATCGACGACCCGCTGACCATCTACCACTCGCAGGAGGGGCTGCTCGAACAGTTCGCCCCCGACGGCTACATCCAGTTGGGCGGTCAGGGCGGGGGCGTGACCGGCATGGTCGCCCACTACAACCAGTTGGTCGTGTTCCGCGAGGCCGGCGTCGACGTCGTGGAGTACGTCCAGGACAACGGGCTGCGGTTCACCGTCACGACCATCAGCACCGACGTCGCGTGCCGGTCCCCCCACGCCATCGTCACGGTCCCCGACCTGGGGCTGGTGTTCCCCACGACGGACGGCGTGTACGCCCTGACCGGCGGCCAGCAGGGCGGGTCGTCCTACTCCATCATCCGGGTGGGGGCCGGGTTCCCCCAGGTGGCCCAGCGGTTCACGCTGGACTGCCTGCCCCGCGCCGTCGGCGCCTGGTCCGCCCGCACCCGCGAGGTCCACCTGTACGTCCCGGTGGACGGGTCGGACCGCCCTAACCTGGGCCTGGTGCTGCACACGGACCGCCTGGAACGTGCCCCCGACCAGTCGGCGTGGACGACCCGGACCGGCTTCCCTGTGGGCGCGATCGCCCCCGTGTGGGGCGGGACGCTGGTGTTCGGGCACCACACCGGGGTCGAGGCCGGTGCCAACTCACCGGCCGGCGTGTTCGTGATCTCGGCCCGGCGGGCGGCGGGTGGCACCCTGGCGGACAACCTGTTCGTCCCGTCGCCGCCCCCGGTGTCCCGCTACCGGACGGCGTGGCAGGACTTCGGGGACCTGCAACTGACGAAGAAGGTCCTGTACGTCACGGTGTGGGTCCTGACGACCGGGCGTCCGCAGGTCGCCGTGCGGTGGCTGAAGGACTTCAACCAGGGGTCCACGGGCGAGCGGGTCTACCTGTCCCAGCCCCCGGACCAGGCGCAGTTGCCCGTGTTCGACACGGCCGTCTTCGGCCAGGTGAACTGGTCCGAGGAGCGCCTCGTCCCGCTGCGGGTCGCCGTCGCACCCCAGGCGTGTTCGTCCTTCGCGTTCGAGTTCTCCACCCAGGACGACCTCGTGTTCGTGGGGTACGAACTCGTCTACCAGGCGTCGGGCAACCAGGTGATCCAGGGAGTCAGGGCATGAAGAACTGGACCCAGCGCGAGGCCCGGACCGGCGGCATCCTGTCGCCCGAGTCGGTCAACATGGAGGTCCGGGCCGCCCAGTCGTCCATCTCCACGGTCGACCGGGACCAGCTTCCCGCCGCGTGCTTCGACGCCGCCAACCTCGAACCCGGTGCCCTCCACCGGGTCTGGCACGCCGTCCGGTGGCCCGACGACGTGGTGGTCCCGCTGGCCCGTGCCGGCGAGCAGGACGCCGTGCGGGACGCCGCCGTGCCCAGCAACGGGTGGGTGTCCGGGACCTACCAACTGTGGGGCGGTGGGTGGCAGGACCTGACCGCGACCCCGTTCGTCTGCAACGGGTTCAGGGGCGGCTACCTGTGGGTCGAGTGGTCCGGGTGTGCCTACCCGTTCCCCGCGTTCAGCGACACGATCAACGCCCGCCACCCCGGCAACCCGAAGTACATCGCACTCCAGATCATCGCGAACGGGGTCGTCCTGTGCGAGCGCCGGGGCGTCGCCTACCACGAGCGGTTCCGGGTCAGCGGTGGCAGCCCGTTCCCCCAGGGGGACGTGTCCGTCACCTTCCGGTTCCGGCCCACCCCGTCCGGCCCCGACGACCCGATCGAGACGACCACCGCCGGTGAGCACGTCCCCCAGTTCCACCTGTACGGGAACTCCGTACTCGCCATCGGGAGGCACCGGTGAGCCGCGTCAACGTCACCCCCGTCCAGGACGGTCAGGCCATCACCGTGGCGGGGCAGGACGCCCTGTTCACCCCGTTCGCCACGGCGTCCGCCGACCTCAACATCTTCAACACGCGGGACGGTGCGATCGACCTGCCCCAACTGAAGGCGACCGACTTCCTCTGCAAGTCCCTGGACAAGGTGACGCTGGGGACCGGGGACTGGACCCACGGCACGGTCGTCACCGTCCCGGCCGACGTCGCCACCCCACCGGCCGCCCCACACGTCGTCCAGGACGGCGGCGGCAACCCCACCGTGCTGTCCTTCGGGGCGGGCAAGGTCCTGGCCGAGGGGGACCTGCTCCGGTGCTACTGGGACCTGTCCGTCCGGCCGAAGCTGGCCAACATCGCCGGGTCACCCTACTGGACGGTGGGCCAGGGGCACTACCAGTTCCCCCTGGGCGTGGACGTCGGGACCAGCGCGACGTGCTGGTTGTTCTGGCTGGAGTGGGACATCACGAGTTCCGCCCTCACCAACTTCGCCCCGCTGCCCACCGGGTCCCAGTGGTCCGCGAACCCGACGGGGTCGAAGTACGGGTCCACCCTGAACTCGGCGGCGTCCACGACCCCGGTGCCCCACGGGGTCGTCCGGGCCTACCTCGCCAGCGGCGGCATCGTGATCACCGTCGCACCGGCCGGGGTGGAGACGACCCGCATCTACTGGCGGGGGGTGTCCGGCGTCGGCCACTACATCCGTCCCGCGGGCGCGGGGTCGCTGACCGTGTACGGGCTGCGGGTCGTGTGCCGGGGGCTGTACCACCCGGAGGTGATCGGCGGCATCAACTACCTGATCCACGATCCGCTACAATCGGTGAACCAGGACCTCGACTACGGGTCCGGGTCGCTGTGCGCCATGCACATGAGGACGGACTGATGCCGTTCGTCGCCACCCCGTTCGCCCCCGGCGTCGTCCCCGCGTCCACCCAGCAGGGGAACACCGCCGCCCTGCGCACCTACCTGCACGAGGGCATCGTGTCCGGCGACGTGGCCGGGGCGTCCGGCAGGTGGGCCCAGACGCGCCACGTCCAGCCCCCGGTCGTCGACCCCTACACGGGGGTCCAGCACGGCGTCACGGGGCACCACGGCTACCAGTGGGCCGGGGGCGAGGGCATCCGGGCCACGTTCCTGTCGTCCTACTTCGGTGGGCAGGGGCTCGTCGGGGCCGCCCCGAACGAGTGGGCCGTCGTCCCCGGGACCGCGTTCAGCGTGGACGTCCGCCGTCAGGCCCAGGTGCTGTTCCACTGGTGGGTCGAGGCAGAGGCCGGACCCGACGACGTCCCGTACGTGTCCGGCCGGAACTACCCGGTGGACGACCGCATCGCGTTCGTCGCCCCGTACATCTCGTACGGGGGTCTGACGCAGAAGGTCCAGGCCCAGGAGTTCACCGCGACCCAGGACGGGTGGCGGACGACCTACCCGGTCGGGGCGTCCCGCACCTACCCGTGCGCGGCGGGTTACGGGCAACGGGACGGGGTTCTCGCCATCAAGGACCAGAACGTCGGGACGCTGACCGTGGGACTGGCCCAGTACTCCACGGTGGACCGGGTGCAGGTGGTGAACTGGGGCATCGGGCTCGAACTCTGGTACGTCTGAAGGGAGGTTGGGATGCCGATTGGACTCGCTACCGCCGCCATCATCGGTGCATCCGCGCTGGGCGCAGGTGCGCAGATCGGCGGCGGCATCGCCCAGCGCAGGGCCGCGAAGAAGGCCGCCGAGCAGGTGTTCGGGGAGCAGGAGGAGGCCGAACTCCGTCGCCTCGAACGCCTGCAACGGGAGGGTGCCCTCGGTCTGAACGAGCGGGAACGCGCCACCGTCGAGGCGGAACTGGCCGCCGCACGGGGCGGGCTGGCCCGGTCGCAGGCGGAGGAGGCCCTGCGGGGTCAGGCGGCGGGCCAGGCGCTGGGCCGGGCCGTCACCGGACGGGACGTGTTCCTGCGTCAGCAGGCGCTCCAGGCGGGGGCACAGCAGGCCCAGGCCGAGGCGGCGGGCATCCTCCGCCAGCGCGAGGCCGAGGCCCGCGCCGAACAGCGGGGCCGGATGGCC